AATAATGTCTTCAGCATTTGAAAATCAAATACAAAATAGAAACTTTTTATCTCCCGTTGGTTTTAAGTTTACTTTAGCAAAGTACCAAAAAGTTGGTTTTTTTTGTAATTCTGCAAAAATACCTGAAATTTCTTTAACTACAGTCATTCAAGATAATTATTTAAAATACTTAGATATTCCAGGAACACAACCATCTTATGGTGATTTAACTTTGAGATTTCTTGTAGATGAAAATATGGAAAATTATATGATAATTCATAATTGGTTGATTGGATTGGGATTTCCAGAAACAACTCAGCAATATAAAAATTTAATTTCTGATGAAGATGGAGAAGAAGACATAAAAAATTCATATAGTGATGGAACTCTTCACATTTTAAATAGTAACTTTAATACCTTTAGAAAGGTAAATTTTAAAGATTTATTTCCAGTTTCTTTAACTTCTTTAGAATTTGATGCAACACAAACAGATGTGCAATATTTTACTGCGGATGTGACTTTTAAATATACAATTTACACAATTTCAAATAACGAAGGAAAAAGGTTATAATTAGAGTAGTTGATTTATTCATAATGGATTTAGAAAAAATTCAAAGTATGTGGGAAAAAGATTCTATTATTGACCCAGATAATTTACATGAGGAATCTTTAAAAATATCACAACTTCATTCTAAGTATTATACAATTTATAATACAATATCTTTACTGAAAGAAAAAGCATCAGATACATACAACAAAGTAAGATTGGAAAGATACAACTACTACACCGGAAAGGCGTCTGTAGAGGTTTATGTGGAAGAACCATTCCCATATAAGGTAAGAGATAAAGAGGCGTTACAGAGGCATATGGACGCTGATGAGAGAATCTCTAAGATAGAAATGAAGATAAAATACTATGATGTAATGCTTAAATTTTTAGAAGACATTATTAAAATAATATCAAATAGATCGTATCAAATTAAAAATAGTATAGAATTTATGAAGTTCACTGCTGGTTATAACTAAATAAAAAAAAGTGTTTGTAGGGATGAAAACATTTAAAGAATTTGTTGCAGAATCTGTTAAATTTAAAACTAAAAAAGAATCTGCAGCATATTATGAACAAAATCCCCCAGTTGGTGGAGATCCTTATTATATAAGGAATAAAGGTTCTAGAGATAATCTAAATTGCGCAGCGATAAGAAAGTCTTCATTAAAAGAAGCACAAGCACAGCAAGAATTGGAAGCACAATATGCACAAACAGCAGCAGAATTAGAAAAAGAAGTAGATAAGCAAAATAAAAAAGTATCAAAAGTAGAACAAGAAGTAAGTCAAGCATCTGTTCCAATTAATCCTGAAACTGGAGAAGCTATTCTAAGGCAATATAGAAAAAACGTAGAAGCACATATGGCATCAGATCCAACTTCACCTACTGCAACAGTAAATAATCAAAGAAGACAATCTGCAAATGATAAACTTAATGTAGCGATAAGTAATCGTGATGCTGCTGTTTCAAATCAACAAGCACATCTAAGCACTCCACCTACACCAGTTCAAACTCAACCAACTCAACCAGCACCTGAACAACAACCGGTTCAAACTCAACCAACTAAGCCGGCACCAGTTCAAACTCAACAAGCACCTGAACAACAACCGGTTCAAACTCAACCAGCACCTGAACAACAACCAGTTAAATCAAAAGCCAAACAAGAACCATATAAACCAAATGCTATTGACCGTGATGGGGATGGATTAGTGCAAGATGGGACACCTCACGAAAGACCTGCACAACCAACACAGGAACCAAAAAAGAAAAAAAATACCGGAGAAAAAATGGCTGCTGCTTACGACAAAAAAGTTGATGAATTAGTTAAAACATAAATCTTTTTATTGAAATAAATATTCATAACTGATATATTATGAATGTCACACTTGATTATATCAAAAAAGAATGAAGTTTACTTGCAGATAGAAGCAGAACCTCACGTATATTATGAGTTGAGAGATGCATTTCAATTTGAGGTTCCAAATGCAAAGTTTTCTCCTGCTTATAAAAATAAATGGTGGGATGGAATAATTTATTTGTTTAATGTCAATACAAAAGAAATCTATGTTGGTTTATTAGACCGATTAGTTCAATTTTGTAAAGACCATAATTATACTTACGAATTTAGAAATAACAAATATTATGGTCTTCCATTTGAAATTAATGAAAATATATCAAAGGAAGGAGTAAAAGATTATATTAAATCAATTAGTAAATATGAACCACGTGATTATCAAGTTGATGGGATATATCAAGCACTCAAATATAATAGAAAGGTAATTGTATCTCCAACTGCCAGTGGAAAATCTCTAATGATTTACTCATTAGTGAGATACTATACCGAAAAACAAAACAATATTTTAATTCTTGTTCCAACAACATCTTTAGTTTCTCAGCTTTATAAAGATTTTGAAGATTATGGGTGGGATGCTGAAAATCATTGTCATATGATTTTTTCTGGAAGAGAAAAAGAATCTTCTAAAGAAATTTATATATCAACGTGGCAATCTTTATATAAGATGCCAAAAAAATATTTTGAAAGATTTAATTGTATAATTGTTGATGAATGTCACACAGCAAAAGCAAAAAGTCTTGTTTCTATTTTATCAAAGATGTGTGATGCAAAATATAGATTTGGATTTACAGGAACACTTGATGGAATAGAAGTAAATAAACTTGTTTTAGAAGGTTTATTTGGTCCATCATATAAAATTATTAAAACTGATGAATTGATGAAGAAGGGTCATGTTGCAAAATTAGATATTAATGTTCTTTTATTGAAACATCCACCAAATAAATTTGAAACTTTTGAAGATGAAATTCAATATATTATAAATCACCAAAAAAGAAATAACTTTATTAAAAATCTTGCTCTTGATTTAAAAGGTAATACTCTTATCTTATTTTCAAGAGTAGAAACTCACGGACAACCTTTATATGAACTTATAAATAGCAATACAATTGATAATCGTCATGTATTTTTTGTTCATGGTGGTGTAGATACTGAAGATAGAGAAAAAGTTAGAGAAATTACTGAAAAAGAAAATAATGCGATTATTGTCGCATCATATGGAACTTTCAGTACCGGAATTAATATTAAAAATTTGCATAATGTTATTTTTGCTTCTCCAAGTAAATCAAGAATAAGAAATCTTCAATCAATAGGAAGAGTTTTAAGAAAAGGAAATAACAAAACAAAAGCAACTTTATATGATATTGCCGATGATATTAGTTATAAGTCAAGAAAAAATTATACATTAAATCATTTAATTGAAAGAATTAAAGTCTATAATGAAGAAAACTTTAATTATGATATTGTAAATATACTTATTAAAAATGATTAGATTAATTAAAAATTTATTTAAAAGAAAACAAAAACAAATTAAAGTTAAAAATAAAAGTTATACTAATGATGAATTCTATTGTATCATCAAATTAGTATCTGGTGAAGAAATATTCTCTTTTGTAATGACTGATGAAAATAATGGAAATCCTATAGTAATTCTTCATAATCCAGTAATTATGAAAATTATTTTAAATCAAAAAGGAATGTTTATTAAAGCAAAGTCTTGGATTGAAATGTCAAATGATGATATGTTTGTGATTCATATGGATAAGATAATTACAATGACAGAAATTAAGGATGAAAAAATAATATCAGTATATAAAAATTATGTTTATGGTAATGATGAAAATCTTGTAGATAATGAAGAAGTCTATAATAATTCAGGTAGAGTTAAACCATCTTCTAATATGGGATACATATCATCTGTAACAGAAGCCCGTAAGAAACTTGAAGAGATATATAAGTCTCTATAAGACTTATAGCTAATACCTTATCTTCAAACCCAACAAAGGTATTCTACTGGTAATTTAGAATGTTGTCAACACCTTTTGTGATGTGTTATAATAAGAACAACTAATAAAACAAAATAATTAAAAAAAATGTCAAAAAAGAAATCAGAACATTATGTAAACAATAAAGAATTGTTAGAAGCATTGATTAATTATCGTGCTAAAATTGCTACAGCACAAAAGAAATATATTGAAAAATATGGTAAAAATCCACCAAGAACGGGTAATTGGGAAGGAAAACCACGAATACCAAATTACTTAGGAGAGTGTTTTCTTAAAATTGCAACTCATTTATCATATAAACCAAACTTTGTAAATTATATGTTTCGTGAAGATATGATTTCAGATGGAATAGAAAATTCAGTTCAATATATTCATAATTTTGACCCAGAAAAGTCAAGTAATCCTTTTGCATATTTTACTCAAATTATTCACTATGCATTTTTAAGAAGAATTCAAAGAGAAAAGAAACAATTAGACATTAAATCTAAAATTATTGAAAGAACTTATTTCGATGAAGTGATGGTGGTTGACGATAATCTACTTTCAGGTAATAATAGTGACTACAACTCAATCAAAGATAACATTTCATACAGGAGTGCAAACAAATAATGCGTCTAGCTATATTGACAGATACACATTGGTCGTTTAAAAGGTCTTCTCGTTATATGCACGATTATTTTGAATTATTTTATAAAAATGTATTTTTTCCAACATTAGAAAAAGAAGGAATTGATACGGTTATTCATATGGGAGATGCATTTGATAATCGTAAGAGTATTGATTTTGGTGGACTTGATTGGACACGAAGAGTTGTTCTTGACCCACTATCAAAATATAATGTTCATATGATTGTTGGAAATCACGATATTTTTCTTCGCAATTCTACTCAAATTAATTCACCATCTCTTCTTCTTAAAGATTATCCAAATATCAAAACTTATAGTTCTCCAACAAATACAAAAATTCAAGATATTGATGTAACTCTCATTCCTTGGATTTGTGAAGATAATTATGATAATACGCTTAAAGTAATTCAAAAATCAAAAGCAAAAGTTGTTTTTGGTCATTTAGAACTTCAAGGATTTCGTGTAAATAAAAATTTGGTAATGGAAGACCACGGAATGGATTCAAAAATTTTTGATAAGTTTATAAAAGTTTTTTCAGGGCATTACCATACACGTTCAAACAATGGAAAGGTATTTTATCTTGGAAATCCTTATGAAATGTTTTGGACTGATGTTAATGATACTCGTGGATTTCACATTTTTGATACAGAAACATTAGAACATATTCCAGTAAATAATCCGTATAAATTATTTTATAATGTTTACTATGAGGATACTCCTTGTCAATTATTTGATTTTAGTGAATATAAAAATAAAATTGTAAAAGTCATTGTTCGTAAAAAAACAAAACCAAAAGATTTTGAAAAATTTATTGATAAGTTTTATAGCGTAGGTGTTCAAGAATTAAAAATTGTTGAAAATTTTGATATACAGGAAAATGAAGAATTTGTAATTGACGAAGAAGAAAATACGATTTCAATTCTTTATAGATATATTGATGAATCTGATTTTGAATTTGATAAAGAAAAAATTAAAAATATATTTCAAGAACTTTATTTACAAGCTTGCGAAGTAGAGTAATGTTTCTTCTAACACTTAAAGACAGAAAAGATGACGGTGCATATGCAGTTCAAGATAAATTAGGTCGTAAGGTTTTGTTTTTATTTGAAGAAAAAGATGATGCATTGAGATATGCATTAATGTTAGAAGACGAAAAAGAAACTGAAATGAGTATTGTTGAAGTTGATGATGATGTTGCAATAAACACCTGTAAGATGTATAATTACTATTATGCTGTAATAACTCCTGAAGATATTGTGATTCCTCCTAAAAATGATTAATTTTAAAAAAATTAAATATAAAAATTTTTTAAGTACAGGTAATAATTGGGTAGAAATTGATTTTAATAAACATCACACAAATTTAATAGTTGGGAAAAATGGTGAAGGTAAGTCAATCTTATTATGTGCTCTTACTTTTGCTCTCTTCAATAAGAGTTTTAGAAAAATTAATAAGAATCAATTAGTAAATAGTGTAAATGAAAAAGATTGCTTAGTAGAAGTAGAGTTTTCAATTAATAATAAAAATTACTTAGTAAGAAGAGGAATTAAACCTAATATTTTTGATATTGAAATTGATGGCGTTCTTTTACAGAAAAAATCAGACGAAAGAGAAAATCAAAAAGTTTTAGAAGAAAATATCTTAAAAGTTAATTATAAGTCTTTTACTCAAGTTGTTATTATGGGTTCAAGTACTTTTGTTCCTTTTATGCAACTACCAGTAGCACATAGAAGAGAAGTTATTGAAGACCTTTTGGATATTCGCATTTTTTCTTCAATGAATTCTTTAATTAAAGAAAAGATACGTTCCCAGAAAGAACAAATTAAATCTTTAGAAATTTCAAAAGAAAATCTAAAAGAAAAAATATTAATGCAAAAGAATTTTATTGAAGAACTTGAAAATCGTGGAAATGCAAATATAAATTTAAATAAAAATAAAATCATCAAATTAGATGGGGAAGTATCTACTTATCTTATTGAAAATGCAAAGATTGAAGAAAGTATATTTAAATATACTAAAGAACAAGAATTTGTGATTGGTGTTGAAGGTAAGTTAGAAAAATTAAATAATTTGAAAGGAAAATTATCACAAAAGGTATTTGCAATTACTGAGGAGCATAAGTTTTTTAGTGAAAATACGGTATGCCCTACTTGCACTCAAAACATAGAAGAAGAATTTAGATTAAATAGAATTGAAAATACAAAAAATAAAGCAAAAGAACTTCAACAAGGATTTAAAGAACTTGAAAATACTATTAAATTAGAACAAGAAAGAGAACGTCAATTTTTAGAATTATCTAAAGAAATTACAAAACTCAATAATGAAATTTCTAAGAACAATACTCGGATTTCACTTAACCAAAGACAAATCAGAGACTTTGAACAGGAAATTCAAACTATTACCGAACAACTTGAAAATAGAAATACTGAACATAAAAAGTTAGAAGAATTTCAAGAAAATCTTCAAAAAACTTTTACTGAATTATCTAATAATAAAGAAAAAATTCTTTATTATGATTTTGCATATTCTTTACTTAAGGATGATGGAGTAAAAACTAAAATTATTAAAAAATATCTTCCTTTTATCAATCAGCAAGTAAATCGTTATTTGCATATGATGGACTTTTACATTAATTTTGAATTGGATTCTGAGTTTAATGAAACTGTAAAGTCACCAATTCACGAACATTTTTCTTATAGTTCTTTTAGTGAAGGAGAAAAAGCAAAAATAAATCTTGCTCTTATTTTTACTTGGAGAGAAGTTGCAAGAATTAAAAATTCGGTAAATTGCAATCTTATGATTTTTGATGAAGTTTTTGATGGTTCATTAGATGAATTTGGAACGGATAACTTCCTAAAAATCATTCGTTATGTTATAAAAGATGCAAATGTTTTTGTGATTTCTCATAAACCAGATTTACAAGATAAGTTTGAAAATACAATCAAATTTGAAAAGAAGAATGGTTTTACTCACAAAACTGAACTATAGGACACTTTGAGAACTGGACTACTTGACTTTTATAAGTATAGATAGTATTATATTCTCATAAGCATAAGACCAATGCAAGTTCCAAATCGTCATCATCACTCTAAAAAGGAACAAAAAAGAAAACTCAAACCTCAAGCATTGCGACAAGCAAAAGCACGTCGCCAAGCACTTAAGAAACGTCTCAATCAACGAGACGTTTTTTTTTTATAAATAATTAG